CGACTCAACCGCGTCCATGGCCAGCTTGACCATCTTCCCCGCCGCCGCCACGCCCGCCGCAGCAGCCACCGCCATCCGGTTGGCGGCTTGATCCGCGCTCTTCGCAATGGCCCCGAACCGCCGTTTGAACGCAACCTCATTATTCGCCAGCGAAGCATTGGCCTTGCGCAGCCCCTCGCTCCACTCCTGGTCATATATTTTCAGGTACGCTGCTACCGTGCCGGCTTTCATTTCAACGGCCATGCGATTTCCTCTCCCGAATTTCCGGGAACTTCACCCCCCGCGCCAGCGCCGCCCGGATCACCTCCGGCGGAGCCTTCGTATACCGGCAAATCCGCTCCACCTCGTCCTCATCCTGCCCAGCCTGCTCGTCATCCCGCATCCCCTTCTCCAGCGCCTCCCAGCACTCCCGCGCCTCGCGCCCATGATATCCCGCCGCCGCCGCGATGGCTTGCATATATGCCGTCTCGTGCAGCATCCGCCGCTCATACCGCGCCTGCGCCTCCGCCAGCAGCACCGCCTGCTCTACCGTCAGTTCGGGGTCGAAGGGGTCGATACCAGCGCGTCCGAGGAGGAGGAGGTATCCGCCGATGTAATGTCGAGCAGCCGCTTCATCCTCAGCAGTTGCGCCTGGCGGACCTTCGGATTTGCCAATGCGAAAGGGACCGGGTTATCCTCCATCATCGCCGCGATGATAGCCTGCCAGTCCTCCGGCTGCAGCTCGTCCAGCAGCTCCACCCCGATATCCGGCACGAACAGTTGCAGCCACTCCACGCTCACCAGCCGCGCGTCATTCCGCTCCTCCGCATACATCCCCATTGCCACCTCCGCAAGGTGATCCGTTACGTGCTCCTGCGTCAGTGTCTCTCCCGCCGGCGGCAACGCCAGGTCCGTCAGCAGCAGACTGTAAGCATAAATATGCCTGTCCCAGTCCGGCACGCGCAGCCGCCGCACCGTCACCCGCTCCCCGCACGGCAATTCGATCTCCCGCTGCCGCGCCACCGCCTGTGAAATCGTCTTCATATTCCCCCCGATTGTCGGAGCGCGTTCCGATGCAATCGGGACGCGCGAGATTCCCCCCATAAAAACGCGGGACAGGCCATCACTATTGACGGCCCGCCCCGCGCTATCCCCGGTGAGGGGGAAGGTCACCGGGGATAGCGCGGGATCGCGGGCTTCCAGCCTGCTCTCCGCTACGCCTCCGCCAGCAGAGCCGACAGATCGATCTCAATCAGCTCCTGCGTCGATTTCGCCAGCGAGCGGAACCGCACGGGAACGCCGCTGAAATCCTTGTTCCAGGTGAGGCTGATCGTGCCCGTGAAAATACACCGCCGGATGACGTAGATGCAGCCCGCGCTGTCGATCCACATCACCGTGTGCTCCGCGCGCGTCGCGTCGCCCAGCACCTTCACGCGCTTCGTGGTGTCATCGTAGCTGCCGCCCAGCGCCGCCGCCAGCAGCTCCCCGTTGTGGTATAGCTGCCGGAACGATGCGCTTACCATCACCCCGTTCATGCGGCTTTCCACCAGCACCGGCGCGATGGCGTCGTCCACCGGGCACTCGAACTCCTGTGAGTCCGCGTCCGCGCTCACCCCGTCCGGGCCGGTCAGCCCCACGCACAGCCCGTCCACGAAAAAACGGCTGCACATCAGAAACTTGATCTTTGTCTCGTCCTTGTTGTCGGTAGAGTCGTAGATGATGATGCCATCGTCGTCGGTGATATCATCGCCGCCGTTGTCCGTCACCACCACGTCCTGCGCGCCCAGCGGCGTCGCCGGGTTGTCATCCGCGTAACACTCGATCTCCGTGTCGCTCCAACTGTCGATGATCGCCTCTACCCCGCCGATCTCCACGGTGCCGTAACCCTGGCTCGCTCCGAAACCGGTGCCCTGGATGGTTATCAGGTCGCCGCTCTCACCGCGCTCCGCCGCCATCGGGCTGATGTCGGTAATTGTCATGATTGTAACCTCCTCGGTTAGTTCGAACGTATCGCCGGTGTCATAGGTGACAGTCAGCGTGATTGTGTACCGCCCGCCCGCGGCGTAGCGATGGTTTGCCCGCGCCCCGGAGCCGGCGGCACTGCCGTCGCCCCAGTCCCAGGCATAATCCGTGATGGTGATGCCCTCCGGCGGCGTCACGCCGCCGGCATTCACTCCAATATTGAAATTATTGCGCGCAACCGTGAAGGCTCCGCCCGGCGGCGGCAGCTCCTCCGTGGTGATCTCCCGGATGATGACGAACGTCTCCCCGGTGTCATAGGTCACCGTCAGCGTCACCGAGTAGGTATCCGCTCCCGCGTAGCTGTGCTCCGCCGTCTCCCCGCTGCCGTGCTCCGAGCCGTCGCCCCAGTCCCAATCATAATCGGTAATGCTGTGCCCGCCCTCCGGCGTCACGTCCCCGGCGTCCACCGAAACGTCGAGATAATTCACCAGGTAGTCGAACGTCCCGGTGGGGGAGGCAACGTAGGTGATGCGCGCGAATTCCTGCGTCACGTACTGCAGGTGATATGCGCCCGGCGCCCCGCTGCCGCCGTTCGCGCCGATGATTAATTCCGCCGCGTTAATGCCCGCCACCGTCCACGGCTGTTCCGTCGCCGGGTCATTCGCGATGGCCGCGCTCTCATGGTCCGTCCAGACCAGCGCTTCTCCGACATAATCATTGGCGGCATTCGCATAAGCGGAGCTGGCCCCTGACCGCACTCCCGCCCGGCTGGTGGTGGCGCTTCCCTCCGAGGATCCCCCCGCCGCCGCCCGCCAGTTGAGATAGAGCCGGATCGATTTCGACCCGTTCGGAATCGGATCATCGGTATGCCCGAATAGGCTTTCACTCTGCGACGCCCCGCTCGTCCACTGCAGCGTCGTGCCGGCGTCATCCGCGACGGAATCATCCACCATCTCGTAATGATCGCTCCCCGCGGACGGCGAGATATTCGCCCCCTGGCTGATATCGCTGATTGGCCGCCAGATTTTCTGACCCATCTAAAACCTCCGTAGGGGCGATTGGCAATCGCCCCAAATTGCCAATATCCCTCAATCCCATAGCCAGGGGCAACGCCCCTGGAAAGCTCTTTCCTACGACCCCACCACCGTCACCGCCACTACCCTGATGTTAAAACCCGCGATCACCTTCCCCGGCTGCTGCGCCGCCCGCAGCATCGGCTCCTGATAGCACTCGATCAGCTCCACCCGGTAACCCGCCAGCGTCCACCGCGCCTTCTGCTGCAGCGCCGCGTACATCAGCTCCGCGCTCGCCAGCGCCGTCTCGCTGTCCCCGAGGTCGGCCACCCGGTTCACCTGGAAATTCGACTCGCGCAGGTTGCCCGCCGTCGGCAGCAGCACCCCCGCGCCGCCATACGGTATCACCTGCCAGTAATCCGCCCCCCGGTTCCCCGGCGCCGCCGGCCCGAACCCCCCGTGTACCGCTGCATCATCGATCTCCAGCTCCGCTATTCCACTCGCCAGCGCGCTCGTTAATGACATATCAACCCCTGGGATCGCAGGCTTCCAGCCTGCCTCCGGTCACTATCAACACTATTCGACCTCCGCCGGCATATCCGGCATAAACCCAAACTTCTCCCGAAACCGCTTCCGCGCCGCCTCCGCCAGTGTCCGCAGCAGCTCCCCGTCCGCCGCTACCTCCTGAATCGGCTGTGAAATAAATTTCGCTTGCCCCCCGCTCGGATGGTTCGCCTCCAGGTCCTCATGCACGATCAGCGCGTATTCCCGCGGCGCACCGCCCGCCTTTGCGCTGGCGAACACCCGCGCCACGTTCTTCGACGGCTGCACCGCGTAGGAAATGCCTTTTTTCAACGCCCCGGTCTTTACCGGGACAAGTTCCTTCGCCTTGCGCTTGATATCCTTCCCCACCTCGCGCAGCGCGATTTCCATGATCCCCGGCGAACCGCCGATTAATTTCGCCAGATTTTCCTTCACCGGCTTCGCGTTGACGTATACCGCCCCGATGCGCCTCGGTTTCGTTGCCATCACACTTCCCCTGGGATCGCGGGCTTCTAGCCTGCCTCCGGTCATGTCACCCCAGCACGAACGACAGCAGCCCCCGCTCCGGCTCCGACCGGTCCAGCACCTGCAGGCTCTCCCCGTTCAACGTCACCCGCTCCCCGATCTCCGGCACTTCCGCCAGGTCCTCCCGCATCAAATGCACCGTCAGCTCACCCTGCGCCGCCCCGGCCCAGCCACCCCCTCCCGGCAGCCGGAAACGCTGCCGCCCGATTATGCCCTTCAGCGGCTCACCCTCCGGCGTCAGCGTCGCCCCGTCGAACTCCAGCTCCTCCGCGAACTCATCCGTATTCCGCCCGATCGCCGCCTGATCCACCATTATCTGCTCGCGCAACGTCATATCACCCCCCTGGGATCGCAGGCTTCCAGCCTGCCTCCCGTGCCAGGCTACTCCAGCAAACTCTCCAACCGCGCCACCAGCGCCGCCTTGTTCGGGAACCGCGCCGCATTCTCAATCCCCAACGATTCCGCCAGCGCGTTCAATTCCTTACGCGGCAGCAGCCCGTATTCCGGCCTGGGAGCGCGGACCTCCTCACTGGGAGCGCGGACCTCCGAGTCCGCGAGTGTAATATCCTCCCCCGCCTCCTTTACCCGCTCCGCTATCGCCGTCGGAGCCGGTGCAGCCGAATCTTCCGCCGCCGGAGCTTCCGCCTTTTTCAGCCCGCCGTTCCCCAGCAGCTTCCGCCGCTGTTCCACCGGCAGCTCGTAATCCCATATCACCGACCCGCGCCGGATCATCCGCCCGCGGTACAGGATATTGCGCGTCACCTCGAATTTCTCGCTCGCGTGTTCCGCCATGGTGAACCTTTCCCGCGCCTGGTACAGCGCCTCTTCCACCTCCGCCAGTTGCCGCCCGCTCATTTCTGTAAATTCCGCGAAGCGCGCCCGCGCCGCCGCCGATGCCGCCGCATACGTTTCCGGCTCCCGCAACGCCCGGATCGCCGCTTCCCACGCCGCCGGCTCCTCGCTCTCCACGAAAATACCGGCTTCCCCCAGGCTTTCCCGCAGCCCCGCCGTCGGATAGGCAATGGTCGGAATGCCGCTCGCCGCCGCCTCCAGCCCGCACCGCCCCCACGACTCGCCGCCGAAGCTGGGAGCTATCAGGATGCCCGTCTCCGCGTAAACCTGCCGCATGTCCGGCGAATTCTCCAGCACCCGCACGTTCGCCGGCAGCGGCTTTACCATCACCTGCCGCCCGTACCCGCCCCGCGCGCCCAGGAATTCGATATCCGGCATGCGCGCCGCCAGCCGCCAGAACAGTTCCCCGCCCTTCGACCGGTTCAGGTTGATCAGCGTCACCCGCCGCCCGGGCCTTTCCACCCGGTACCGCTCCGCGTCAATCGGCGGATTCACCGTCTGGATATGCTTGACCGTGGGATACTGCCCGCGCAGCCACTCCGCGCAAATCAGCAGCAAAAGAAGATTCCGCCGGTCAACGCCGGCATAATTCAGCGCGCGCGGATTGTGCGCATACAGCGCCAGCGGTATATCCGCCCGCCGCGCCATATCCACCGCCCGGCTCGTCCCGTCAAGTTGCCCAATTACGATATCGTGCTCGCGGTACAGCCCCAGCACGTTCCGCGGCGTGCACACCACCCGCACCCCGTCATACTCGCCCTCCCGCGCGAAGTCCGGCGCGTAAACCGTCACCTCGTGCCCGCGCTCGCGCAGCCCGCACAGCAACCCGTGCAGCGCCCACTCCGCCCCCGCGTTCACCACCGGCAGATAACTCCCCGCGTGCACCAGTATTCGCAGGGCTCGCGGGCTTCCAGCCTGCCCTTCCTGGGATCGCGGGCTTCTAGCCTGCCCGACTAATCCCCGCATCCGCTCCGCATCCCCCATCGCCCCCTGGAACTCTTTCAGCCGTTCCTCATTCCGCGCCAGCTGCCCGCTCGCCCGTTCCCCCACCCGGCACGGGTCCTCCGGGTGATACAGATGCGCCGCGTCATGCGGCAGGCGCTCGCACTCCCCCGCCAGCGTCTCCACCGCCGCGGTAAAGGCGATGTCCTCATATGCGTAACCCACGAACCGCTCATCGAAGCCGCCCGCCGCCGCGAACGTCCCCCGCGTCAGCGCGAAATTGAAGCCCTTGCACAGCTCGATCCGCTTCCCCACGCCGGTGATGCGGATCTCCGGCACTTCATCCGCCGGCCCGCTCGTTATCCGCGCCGTCTCCTCCGCCGTCAGGTAATCCACCCCGCGCCACATGGTCAGCGCCGTCCCCGCCCGCGCCCGCTCCACCGCCGCCCGCGCCTCCGCCGGCTTCACCAGGCAGTCGGCGTCCAGGAAGAGAAACAGGTCGGTGGTCGCCTGCCGCGCGCAGTTGTTCCGCATTCGGCTCCGGTTCGGCAATTCCCCCGCCGCGTGACCATCCCCCGCGAGGATGATCTCCGCTTCCGGCAAATGATGGCTGTAATAATCGAGCAGCCAGTGGATGAACCGGTCCCGCGCCGCGTCGCCCCGGCTGTACGGCATCAACAGGCTGAACTCCGGCGCCGCACCCCGCTGCTCATTGATAATCCGCCGTATCTGTCGGGGACTGTCCCCGTCGCCGGATCCCGTGCGGAAATGACCGCGCTCGTCAAGGGACTGTCCCCCCGCATCGTTATACCGCTTCCACAGCTCGCTCGCCGCCTGAAACATCCCCGCCTTCACCGCCAGCCCCCGCGTGTTGCGATGGTGCAGGTGATAAATATTCCCGCCCGTCCTCACCAGCGGCCCCGCCAGCGCGTCAGCGGCAATCCGAAAAATCCAGTCCTCGCGCCCCCACGCCGTTATCCGGTCATCGTACCCGCCGATTGCCCGGAACGTGATGCGCGGGATAAGCGTCACCCCGCCCACGCTGTAATCGTCGGTGCTTTCCGTGATCCATTCCGCCGGCGGCTCGAATCCCTCACTATACGGTTCGCGCAGCAGCTGCTCCGTCGCCTCCCGGCCTATCATCCGGTAACCGTGGTACGGCGCAACCCACGCCGCCCCCGCCCGCAATGCCGCCAGGCCATCCGCAACCGCCGCCGCCGGGTAAAAAATATCCGCGTCCGTGAAGAGCAGGCTATCCCGCGTCGCCCGCCTGGCCCCCGCGTTCCGGCTGCGCGCCGCGCTGAAATTCTCCCCCGCCTGCCCGTCATCCGCCACGATGATCTCCGCGCCCGGAAAGGCCGTCTCCAGGAAGCCCACCGTCCAGCGGTAATTAGCCGCCCGCTCCGCCGTGCACTCCCGGTACGGCACAATAATCGATAACTCCTCGAACATTTCCATTCCGTCTCCCCCGCGCCGTTCGGGGACTGTCCCTAAAAACCGGCGCCCGTGCGGAAATCATCAAGCCCGTTTAGGGACTGTCCCCACCTATAGGCAAGCCCCCGCCGCTATCTCCTCGATCCGCCGCAATATCGCCCCCGGCTCCCGCCGCACGTAGCAGCTGTCCCGCAGCCAGGTCAGGAACCGCCGCCGCAAATCCTGCTTCGGCCTGGACTTCAGCATCATCGCGATATCGGTCGCCAAACCCGCGCCGCATGGCCTGCTCACCAGCCCGGCCTTGATCCATGCGTCCCGCCCGATGGCCAGCACCCGCAACCCCGCCTGCATCGCCTGCAAGCCCACCGAGCTGTTCACCGTCACCACCCCGCGCGCCGCGCGGAAGATATCCGGGATCGGCACGTTTTTGCACCAACTCACCCGCGGGAAGCGCTCCCGCATGCGCGGGTAGGCCTTCCTGTCCTGCTTCATCCCCGCCGGATGCTCCTTCGCCAGCAGCGTATACCCCGCCGGCAGCGAAGTAGCTACCGCGTTGAACACGTCCTCCATCCCGCTGTAGCCGTGCAGGTGATATATCATCTGCGTGTCCTCGATCACCTGGCAGGGGAAGAAAATCGTCTTTTCCGGCAGCGCCGGCAGCCGCTCGCCGAACCCCGCCGGCGGAACCCGCCACGCCGTCTCCTCAATATCCCCCGCCGGCTCCACCCCGGCGAAGTATTCCGTTGGCAGCCCCGCCGCGCTCGAATAGCCGTTCACCCCGCGCGGGTCGCACTGCAGATAATCCGCCCACGGGGAAAGCTCCATGAAGGCCACCGGCAGATCGATCTTCCGCGCCGTGCTCACCGCCTGCGCCCGCAGCTCCGGAATCATCCCGTTCCACACCACCAGCGCCGACGCATCCAGCAGGATGCACTCCAGCAGCCCCCGGTCATATGCCGTGGCCGACACCTCGCGCCCGCGCCGGTATTCCACCAGCAGGAACTCCCGCGGGTTGTCCGCCCGCCAGCGCAGCGCCCGGCACTCCCCCGCCAGCTCCATCACCGGCGGATAAATCATGCTCCCGGTGGCGTCGTCGTTCCCATCTATAATCAGGAAGGTAATCATTCCCACCACCGCATTCCCAGCGAATATTCCGAAATGCCGCGAATCTTGTAGTAATTCCCCTCGCGCGCCTGCACCCGCCGCCCCAGCATCGCCGCCGCTATCATCACGTGCGCCCGGTCCGTGTGGATCTCCTCATGCTCCGCTATCCGCGCCAGCCACGCTGCCAGCTCCGGGATAGTCAGCGATATATCCTCGTTATCCTCCGGCAGTTCAAACCCCGCCCGCTCCACATCCGTCCGGTAAGCGTGTAGGAGCGCGGACCTCCGAGTCCGCGAGTCAAGTTTTTCTCGAGCCGCCCCCCAGTCATAATAAAACGCGCAATCATGCGCCAGCCGCGCCCGGCACAGCGACAATACCAGCGACATTGAATACCGCTCCCGGCAAAACACCGTCGCCCGCGTCCCCCGCAGCCACGCATCCACCTCCGGTACCACCGGGTCGAAGCTAGACGGTAGCACGATCAACCGCGCGCAGCTCTCCTCCACCCCCGCCAGCAGCCCCGGCATCTCGTGATGCGCCCGGCACCAACCGCCCGAACCCATCACCAGTACCGTGTCGTCCGGCGACAGCAAATGCGCCGCGTTGAATATCGACGCCTCGCTCCAGCGCAGCCCCGCCTCCCGCAGCAACGCCCGCGTCCCCTCCCAAATGAGGTGGTCGCCCACGTTCCCGCCGCCCTGCAGGAATACCAGCCCCGCCGGCCGCCCGATCTCCTCCACTATCGCCCGCGCCCCATCCGCAAACCGCTCGTCAATCACCCGATCTCCCCCTATTCCTCATTCTCCATTCCCCATTCTATAGGGCTGGGGGAGAGGCTCACGCCCCTCCCCCGCGGGGTCGCCATCCATGGCATGGGCAAACTATGAGCTCGCCGGCGGCGTCACCAGCCCCGACAGGCTGTACCAGCTGTCAACTTCTGCCATGCATGCCACCGGGCGGGAGTTGATTTCCAACCATTCGCTATGGCCAGAGATGTCAGCGAATTCGCGGACATAGAACTCCTCACTGAACCATGCGTTTTCCCGCGCATCCCGCACCGCGCCATAGGCATAGAGCACCTGATTCCGCTGATTCGACGGGAAATACACCGCCATGCCACTCGGAATGAACGGCGTGCTATCTCCTTCGTCGCTCGTATAGGTGGCGCCATATGCATAGCACATGGTGTCGATTTCACTGATGTAGCCGATCCGGTAGGCGGCTGGATAGTCCAGCGGTTTCGACCCGAAAATCGGATCGATCTGCCCGACGTTGTTCAGCAACCTGGCCTTGACGTTCGCATTTTTGATGAACGCGCTCTGTGTGTTCGGGGACATCACCAGCACATTCGGAATCGGCACGCCTGCGTTGGCCGATTCATTGCGAAGCGTCATAAGGTCCTCTATCGGGTCGGAGCCTTCCGCGTCCCACGCCGTTAGATCATCCACATTGTTGTCGAAGTCCAGGTCAATGGACTGGGCATAGCCCCCGCGTCCGGTGAGGTTGATCGTGCCCTGCGTGAGTTGCTGTGCTATCATCCACTCTATTCGGCGCCGGACCATGTCCTTGCCTTCGGCCAACCGCAGGTCTTTCCACAACTTCACCCGGTCAGTCGTTGTGATAGCCACCGCCTGTCCGGCATCATTGATCTGGAACTGATCCTCGCCCATTGCCATTGTCTCGTAAGCACGAGACATGTCCCACATGGGGCCGAGCAAAGGTGCCTCGATATCCCATTCCGTGTAGCCGATGTGCGTCATGATTATGCCGCCCACCGTCCTCGTGGTTAAGGGAGCGAGTTGACTGCCTCCCTTGTACAGTTGCATTCTGATCGTACTGTTTCCCGACAGCGTCGGTACCCGGTTCCCAATCACCAAATCGAACAGGAACATGGGCGCCGGTGGAATCTGACGGATTAGCGCGGTCAACATCGTACTCATCTTCATACCTCCTCTAAAAATCTCCCCCATTACCACGGATAATCCGCTCTACTTGCGCAGCAGCGGGAATATCCCCACGGCCTCCAGGTTGTGCCGATGATCGGCTATCGTGTCGCCGGTTCCGAACACCAGCAGACTCTCATCCACCTCGCCGTGCAACAGCACCTCCCCGCTGGCCGCCCCGCCGCTCGTGTCCAGCGCATGCAGCAGCACCGCCCGCGCCGTCTGCGCGCCGTCGCTCACCCCCACGTCGCTCAGCTTGTAATGGCCGCCGCTCGTCAGAATCCCCAGCACCGAACCCGCTGCCAGATTTTGACCAGTTGCAATCGTCACCTCCCGCGTAACATGCGGGTGAGAACCCGCAATCAGTTGGGAGATGGTCACTGTGTTCACTAAGGAACTCATCTCGAACCCTCCTTCGTAATCTCCCGTCAACGCGGGAATCTGTTACAAAAAAACCTGCCCCACCTACGTGGAACAGATTTCAAAACACTACTATATCGCCTTCAATCCCTACCTCCGCAGGTACTCTCTGACTTTGTTGGCTCTGTTTTTTATTTGCTGCTGCTCCTCGCTCGTCACCGCCCCGTTGCTGGGCTTCACCCCGTTCACCGGCATCGCGTCACGCCGCAGCGCGTCCAGCCCCGCCGCCCGCGCCACGAAGCCGCCCTCCACCAGCTGCACCGCGAATGCCTCCGGCGTCACCGGATCCTCAAAACAAGCCCGCTCGCACAACGCCTCCGCCCCGCGAACCCGCCCCGCCAGCGCACGAATCCCCCGAATCCGCTCCCGCTCCCCCTCCGCACTGGCAGCGCATACCTCCTCACTGGGAGCGCGGACCTCCGAGTCCGCAAGTGTCCCCGCACTGGGAGCGCGGACCTCCGAGTCCGCAAGCGGTACCGGAGAGGAATTATCCGGCTCTTCGGAGTTGGCCGTTTCCTCCTCGGCGCCGGCATCGTCATCCTGCTCATCATTGGCGGCATTCTCGCCTGTTTCGGTAGTCTCTTCCGCCGCCGCCACCGCCTCCTCCGTCAGCAACGCCGCCCGCGCCGCCTCCGTCAACGGCAGCCGCGCCGCCTCCGCATCGATCTCCAACCCGTTCACCAGCAGCATCTTCCCGCGCAGCGTCGCCGCGATCGGCACCCGGTCAATCGAGGTGGCGAATCCCAACTCCTTCGCCTGCTGCGCGCTGATGAACGACTCGTCATCCATCAACTGCCGCAGCCGATCCTCCGGCAGCCCGGTGATTTCCTGATAGGTGGCCAGGATGGCTTTATCGATCTGCTTCAGATCGTCCGCCATCTTCTCCATCTTGCCGGCGTTCCCCCACGCCATGCCGCTCGCCCGGTGCACGAACAGCAGCGTGTTCGACGGCATGATCCGCTCATCGCCGGCGGCGAAGATGATGCTCGCCGCGCTCCCCGCCAGCCCGTCCACGTGCGTCGTCACCGGCGCCGGCCAGTTGCGCAGAATGTTGCTGATCGCCAGCCCCCCGAACGCCGAACCGCCAGGCGAGTTGATGCGCGCGGTGATGCTTTCGATTTCACCATCCGCCGCCAGCGCCTTCAGCTCCTCGGCGATTTCGTAAGCGGACCTATCATCCTTCCAGCTATCGGCTAACATGGTGATCAGCCCGTATAGCAGCAGCGTCACGCGCATTTTCCCCGGCGCGCTCCCCGCTTCCGCCTTCATTTCCCAAAATTTCGTGCCCGTCTTTTCCGGCATATCATGCCTCCCTCTGCAAAATATCTACTCCGCAGGCGGCGTCCCCGGCGCCGGCTGCACCTTGCCCCCCGCCGTGGTGATCACCAGCGGCGCCATCCCCGCCTCCGCCAGCTCCTCCTCTTCCACCTGCTGCTCCGGCAGCACCTCCGCGTGGAAGTCCATCCCCGTCATCTCCGCCGCTTCCCGCGTCCGCGTGCTGAACCGGTTCGCCACCCGCTTCTCCGCCGCCGTCACCTCCTGCACCGGGTTGAGGATCGGCATAGCCGGGCCGTACCAGAACGCGCGCAGCCACGCCGCGCGCCGCAGCGGATCGTCGATGTCCGCTTCCAGGTTCCCCAGCAGCACCTGCTCGACAACGAACTCCTCGTAGAGCGGCTGGCAATAGTTCACCACCATGCGCCGCCGCCAGCAGAGGAAATTCTGCCAGGCGATCTGCAGCGCCGCCCGGCTGGCGGAGTAGGAGTTGGTGAAGTTCGCCAGCAGCACCTCGTAGGGTATCCCCAGCGCCGCCCCGATCTCCCGCGTTATCGCCGTGGTGAAAGCGTCGAAATTGGCGTTGGGCCGCTTGGGGTCCAGCATCACCGGCTGCTGCCCGGGCTCGCCGGCGATGATGTTGCCGTGCCCCATCTCCATGGTGTACTCGGCGTCATCGTCGCTCTCGCTCACCACCCGCTCCGCATCCGGGATCGACTGCCCCAGCGGTATCTGCGGATCGGAGGTGCCCATGAAGACCGTGAATAGCGACGCCACCACCGCGGCGTCCAGCTCGCTCTCGCGATATTTGCCCAGGTTGCGCAGCGGCTCGATGATCGGCGCGAGGAACGGCGCCCCGCGCCACTGCCCGGGCCGCTCGCTCCAGATCAGGAAAAGGACATTCCGCCGCCCGCTCTCCTCGCCGATGATGGGGATCCGGTCCGTATCGTTCGAGTAGCCCCACCCGCCGGAAGACAGCGGATGCGTGCGCGCCACGTGCAGCGCGACCGCCCGCCCGCCCGCGTCGATCTCCACCCCGTCGATGAGCTTCTCCCGCTGCCCCTCGAGCAGTTGCGTCGGGTTCCGTATTCGATCCGCCTCCGTGAGCAGCACGCGCAAACCGGAGATCTCATCATCACGCGGCTCATGGTATTGCAGCAGGCCCGCGGTATCCCCGCTCTGCAGCCACGCCAGCAGCGCCAGCGCCTGCAGCTCGTCGCCGGTGTTCAGCCCCTGCGCGTCGCACGCCCGGCTGCCGAAGTGCGCGGTGTACAGCGCCTCCGCCCGCCGCGCCCACTCCTCCGCCGCCGCCCGCTCGATGCCCAGCAGCCCGTAATCCGGCCGGCTCCGCAATCGGAGACCCGTCCCGATGGAGAAATTATTCAGCCGCGACAGCGCCGCCCTGGCCAGCGGATCGATCATCCAGCAACTGCGCGAATTCCGCCGCAACGTCGGCAGGTTGAGGTTGATATCCTCTTTGGGGGACAGACTCGACATCCCCCCGCCGCGCGAAAAACTCTTCTTCTTCGACGCGCCCCCCTCCGAATAACCAGAATTGGACACATCGCGCGCCACCTCGCGCGCCACCTCCAGCTCGAACCGCGCCCGCAGCCGCCGCCGCCCGGCCACCGGGTTCACCGCCTCGACCACCCGGTCAATGACGTTCCCCCGCGCCGCCCGCGCCGCCGCCCCCTCGATTTTCTCCCGCATCACCGCCATA